GCCACCAGCCAAAGCGATCGAAACGATTTTTTTGGCTTGATTGCGTGTTGGATTTATTTTCATCGTGCTGTACATTCCTTCGTTATTATTTAACCAAAGATTTGCCAGCCAAGTATCACGATTTGACCAACCTTGATATTTTTCCATATATTTATTCCTTCCGTTGTCTTTGCTGATAAATTGTTAAGGTGCAAGCGTTCAAATTGTCTGTAAAGCAATATAATTTGATTTACGCGCTCATTGAGCCTAAAGGCTCAACAAGTCCATAAACCAAGCGATCCAATCAACACGCGCCGGATTTTGGATTTGTGCGGTGTCATAGTTCTTGAGGATCGCAAGCTGTCCTTTTGTGTAGGGCATTTTTATTTGTTAATTACATCATGAATTGCCAAAGTGAGGGCAAACAATATACCGATCACGCCATAAATTGTCATAAACTGGATAAACCAATTATTGAGCCAATTTTGTTTTTGCATATCCTTTTGTTTTAATTGTATATCTATATATTAGCTGATAAATAGGATTTTGTCAATGGCTAGTAATCCGTATGATATATAACAGGGTGGTAAAGATATACACAGATAGAATTATAATATATGCCATCTGGAATAATAATAAAGTTAGCTATTAGATATATGATTGATTTATAAGCTTATTTATGTTATAAAAAAAGGCTTAAATAAGGCAAGTTCTGCAAACTGCTAAACAATATGATAAGAATAAAAAAAGACAAATATATTTTACTATTTATATATATATCTGTTTTGGCTTTTGGTTTTGTTGGCATTTCGTCCAGTCTCGTTCGTTGATTTGCACAATTCGACTTGACACGCTTTCGGTTTGATCGTGTGTTGTAATGCTGTTTTGTTGCGCGACAATGTAGATTGTGGCTTTGGTTAGCCAAAAACATCAAACAATACACCTACTGACAATGTATATTGTGCGACAAGCTCGGTAAGTTTTTGGATTTGTCGGCTTTTTGGCCGGCCGGTCAGACCCCCCAGCGCCCCCAAATCCGCCGGGGTCAAAATTTTTGGGGTCTCACCTTTATTTTTTCTAAAATTTGACTAGACTAATAAAAGATATATAATGTATTCAGAAAGGATATTCACATGGGAAGATATAAGTTTGTTTTCAAGCAAAAGATCGTAAAAATCTCTGAAACCCAGCAAAATATGCTGGATGAGATTATGCAGTCCGGTAAGTTTCCAACTGAAGCAGAAGCCTTCCGTCAGGGTTTGGTTATGATCCACAACAAATTATTTCCGCCTTATCTTCGCCCATCGGTGAATCAAGAAATAAAGCGAGAAAAGCATGAAAAAGAAAAAGCATTCAACTCTGTTCCGGATGAAGAGTTCGCGAAAACTCTCAAAGGAACTGAAATTTATACTGATGAGGATGGCCAAAAATTCCTCCTTTTTCGAGCTATCGGAAATTACATAGGCGCTGTTCCGCTGTCGATCGTGAAAGAATGGGCAAGCAAGGATAATCAGGAGTATAATTACCATAAGCAGATAATCGAAAAGCAAGAGTTCGAGCCTTATGAAAAAGAAATTGCAGCCTCAAACAGCATTAAGCGCGATCTGGCAAATCGCTGGGGAGTGGTAATCTCGTATGACCCAAACATCGCCTAGACAGCCCCTCGATCTGAATAAAATCAACTTCTTTGAGCTGTTGGCTCACACCGCCAATGACATGAAAACCAGTCTGGTTGTCCAGCTGGTTGATCTTGCCGGCAAGGGTGATCCAGCAGCTCTTCGCATTTTAGAGACTGCTTTCAAAATGGCAGCTCCGCAAGATGAAAAAAACAAGCCAATCCCGATTTTGGGCGGCATAACACAAATCAAAGACGAAAAACAAATCGATGCAGTTTTTGCCAACAACGGCGTTAAAGAAAATACTCAAGCTTCTTAAGCGCCTCAAAATAATTCAGGGTGGTTCTTCTGCCGGCAAAACCATTGCCATTCTTTTGGCTTTGATTGATATTGCCCAAACGCAGAATAACCAGATAATCTCGGTAGTTTCCGAGAGTATGCCCCACCTCAAGCGCGCTGCCATGCGCGATTTTTTGAAAATTCTTGCCACCCACAAGTATTACAACGAGAATAACTGGAATGCCACCGATTCCATCTACACTTTTCCGGAAACTGGCAGCATAATCGAGTTCTTTCCGGCCACCGATTCTGACAAGGTTCACGGCCCACGCCGCGACTATTTATTTATCAACGAATGCAACAATGTGCCGTATGAGGTTTATACCCAGCTGGCACTTCGAACTAACAAGGATATTTACCTCGACTACAACCCGGTTATGGAATTTTGGGTGCATGACGAAATCATGGCTAACCCGGATGCAATTTTTGATTTCATCATCCTAACCTACCTCGACAACGAAGGGCTGCCTGACACCATCATCTCTGAAATTGAAGCCTTGAAGCGCAATGAGATGCTTTGGCGCGTGTATGGCCTCGGCATCTTAGGCGAGCTGCAAGGGCAAATCTACAAAGATTGGCGCATCATCCACGAAATCCCTCACGAAGCCCGACTTGAGCGCATTGGAGTGGACTTTGGCTACACGAACGACCCAACTGCCATCATCGCCCTGTATTACTACAATGGCGGCTATATTTTGGACGAATTGGCCTATCAGAAGCAGATGAGCAACAAGATGATCGCGGATGTCCTCAAAACCATGCCGCCGGTGGTCATTTCTGCTGATGCCGCCGAACCCAAATCCATTGACGAGCTGAAGGGCTATGACCTCTCGGTCGTCCCTTCCGCCAAAGGCAAAGGCTCAATCAATCATGGCATCCAGCTTGTCCAGCAGCAGCGCATCTCCATGACCGAGCGATCGATCAATTTAATCAAGGAATACCGCAATTACTCTTGGGCGACTGATGCTTTGGGTAAAGTTCTAAAACCGGCGCGCCCTGTGGATGTCTTCAATCACGGCCTTGATGCCGTCCGCTACGCCTTTTCCACGCTGTCTGCGACTTTTTACGAGGAGCAGCAGGAAGAAGAGCTGGCCGAGCGAAGATTAGCAAGATTAAGACACACAAGGAGCAACCGATGAAGAATCTCAATATTCTCGAAGAAGCCAACACCATTATTCATGGCGCGCGGAACAAAAGCTATGGCCACCCGGCCAAAAATCATGGTTTGACCTCCCAATACTGGCAGGTTTACCTCAAAAACCGCCCGAATCCTGCTGATCCGCTGTCGGCGATTGATGTTTGCTTTTTGAATATCCTGCAAAAAATCAGCCGGTCGCAAAATGGCGTTGATCCCACGCGCGACACCCTCACCGATATTGCCGGCTATGCTGGAAATGTCGAGATGATTCAAGATTTTCTTGTTGACAGCCAGAAAAAGCATTATAATAAAGCAAAGGGCAAAACAAATGCCAAAACTAACTGACCCCGAAGAGTATCAACTCATCAAAGAGGTTTATTTCGGAGAAAATAAGCCGAAAACTGAGGAAGCCGATCGGGAAGAGAAACGAAATAAAAATTCAAAAAACCAAGCACGCTAATGCCAAGACAAACAAATTATAAAATTTTCGATGAATTGGTGAAGCTTAGGAACGCCTATGATACTTCGGTGAACATCATTGATGCGCCGAATGGTCAGGGCTTCTTGCCGTTTCGCCAAAAAGATATTTTGACCATGATCGAGTTTTATTCCATGAGTAAATATCTCAATGGGATGAAAGATGAACTTGGCCGCGATAAGCCATATTTCCAACTCTTAAATGGCATCGTGGACACCGAGAATGCCGCCAAAGACCTCGACACCGGTGATTTACAGGTGCAGTCGATTGACGGCTCACACGAATTGGAATCATTCTTGCTCGGCAAAGACATCCGAGTTTGGATGAACAAAGTCAATTTTGGAAAAACTCTAAACGAACTCCGCGACATCCATTCTCGCTATGGCTCGGTGCTGGCGAAAAAGTGCATCGAGATCGATGAAGACGGCAAAAAGCAGCTTTACATCAAGTTCCCGGCGTGGAAGAACATCATCAACGACCAAATCGATATTTTGAAATCGCCGATCGCGGAAATCCATTGGATGACCTATTCGGAAATTCTCAACCAGACTGATTGGTATAACCAAGCCAAAGCCGTTGAGATGGGCATGAAGAATCCGAAATGGAAATATCGGATGCCAATTTACGAATTGCGCGGCGAATTTCCAAAGTCCCTGATGAAAGAAATCAAGGGCGAAGAAGTATTACCTGAAGACAAAACAACTTTTTCTTACCAACTTTACCATCTTGCTGGCGAAATCGGCGGCAAGATGATTTGTGTTTATGAAGAGGATGACACCGAACGCGTGTATAAATTCCTTGCCAGAAAAGCCAAACCCGGCCGCGCCTTCGGCGTGGGCGTGTTCGAAGAGGGTGAAGAAGCCCAAGTCTGGACAAACGATGCGGTGCTGAAGCAGAACCGCGCTTTCGAATATTCTTCCAAAGTTGTCGGCCAATCCGCGAGCAAGAAATTGAAAGGCCGCAACATCTTGACTGAAGTTGATGATGGCCAAATTCTTGAACACGAAGACAATAAGCCGATCACAACTGTGCCTCTCGTGCCGACCGGCGGTATGGCGCAATTCCAAAATCTTATTAAGCAATGGGATGACCAGCTGCAAAAAACCACTTCTGCTTACGATGCGTTGCGCGGCGAGGGTGCTACTTCCCACACACCATTCCGCTTGCAGGCATTGGTCTTGCAGCAATCCAAATCCGTCTTCTTGCAGCTGCAACAGGAGATCGGCATTTTCCTTTCGGAAATTTTCAACGATTGGGTTTTGCCATTTCAAGCCGCCCAGCTTTCTGAAGAACATATCTTAGCCGGCGACTTCACTCCGGATGAGCTGAAAGAAATTGACAACAACTTCGCAATCTACGAAGCCAACCAGCAAGCCAAAGAAAAAATCCTCTCCGGCAAAATTGTCAGCCAAGATGAATATGACAGCTTCATCAAAGCTGCCAAAGATTTTCAGTCTCGTCAGGGCGGCCGCCGCTTCATCAAAATTCCAAAAGATTTCTACAAGAATCTGAAGGCAAAAGTCATCTTCTCCACTACCGGCGAACAGCGCAACAAGGCCACAACCCTCGAAAGCTTGACCAACATCATGATGGTTTATGCCAAGAATCCGGCGGTATTGCAAGACCCGGTTTTACAGCTTCTCTTCCGACAAATCGTTGAACTCTCTGGCGCTTCCATCTCACCAGTTCAGATCATGGCTGCGATCAACCAGCAAGCCAAGATGAAACAGGAAGCCGCAACTGCGGCAGCTGCCAACCCAAATCCAGCGAATCCTGCTGACAATACGACTCCGCAGCCGCAACTAATGCCAATAACTCCACAACCAAATGCCACTCAATAAAAATTTCCTCAAGAAATTTTGGGATGACACGCAGATGCGTGATGAGGTCAAAGCTTTTTTGGAAGCTCATCTCGAAGAAGAAGCGCTGAAGCGCGTTTGGAATAAGGAAGATACGCACGGCCTTGCGGATGCGAAGATCGTTTTGGAAAATGCGTGGAAGCAGCTTGATGAAGAATTAAGCCCGAAAGAAAAACCAACGGATCGTTTGAATCCGGCTCGCTAGGAGGTGAACAATTTTATGGCCAAGACTCCAAAAAATTTCAAAAACGAAGCCCACTACAAGAGATGGCTGGCTTATGGACATATGCACGGCGATTTCAAAAAATCTCCGGGCAATACTCCGGTTAAGATTGCCGGCAAAGCTAAAAAAGTAAATCACAAGAAAGGATATTAAAATGCCCCTACTCAAAGGCAAAAAGAATATCGGGAAAAATATCAAAACTGAGATGGCTGCTGGCAAGCCGCGAAAGCAAGCGATTGCGATTGCGTTGTCTGAAGCTGGTGAAGCTAAGAAAAATTATCACAGAACTCGCGGTCGAGATCAGTCGGTGATGAACAAGGCAACCGGCGGTCGTTATGGAAATATGTAATTAACTTTAGGAAAGGAAATCTCTTATGGAAGATGAAGTAAAACAAGAGACTGGTGCTGAAACTGGCGCTAGCGAAGGCTCAACCGAGACTTCTACCGAAGCTGGTCAAAGCGAACAGGCTGCTTAAGCCTTAACTTCCTGCGTATATCCAATGCGAGATGGCAAAAGCTATTCGTTTCGCAGAAAATGTGCGCAGGCTGATGTGGCTTAGAAAGACCATGTCTTAATCCATTAAATACCAGTTTAGGACAACTGGTTCACCAAAAGTTCTTCAAACAATGGACGATACAAATAAAGGGGATCAGAACTCCTCAAATTCTGACGGCGGTGGGGCAACCGGCGACAACAAAACTCCTCAAAGTGAAGCTGAATTAAAAACAGCTTACGAGAATCAAAAGGTTCGTGCGGAAAAAGCGGAAGCCGCTTTGAAGGCTAAAGAAGATGCGGAAAAAGCCGCAGCTGATGAAGCCAAGAAAAAAGCTGAAGCTGATGCCGCAGCAAAAAACAATAATCAAAATTCCGGACAGGCTGATCCAATCGAAGTGGCTCGGATCGCCAAAGTTTTCTCTGATCTCGATGACCAGCAAACAGAGCAGTTGCTCAAGGTGGCGAAAGCTACCGGCCTTTCTCCTGCTGAGGCTAAAAAAGACCCTCTTTTCTCGGCTTGGAATAACCAATACCAAGAAACGCAGAAAAAAGAAAGAGCAAAAATGGGCGCATCTCAAGGTTCTGGTCAGGGAGGTTCTGATGAAGGCGAGCCGATTACAAAACCCGGCATGAAGCGAGACGAACACATGGAAGCTTGGAAAAAAGCACTCGGACGGAAATAGAAAGGTTTAGCTACCAAAAAAGTGGCTAAAACAAAAATCAAATGGCATTCCCAACAGGGTCAGAAGACTCTACAAGTTTGGCATCGTTTATCCCTTCCTTATGGGGAGATAAGCTAAACGATTTCTTCAAACTGAAACTGATGTTGGCGGACTTCTTCGTAGATCGAAGTCAAGAATTGGCCGATGGTGGTTCAATTCTTTACACGCCTAACCTCACCGAGATGACTGCAAATGCGAAGTCAAACGCAACTGCGGTTACTCTCAACAACACCACAGAAACCAAGATCACCTTGACTGTGGATCAATGGTATGAAGTTTCCTTCGCCATTGAAGACAAAGAAGCAGCTCAGATGAAGCACTCCTACTACTTGCAGGAGAAATATGCGATGAATGCTGGTTACACAATCGCCAAGAAATTGGAAGTTGCGTTGGCCGCACTCTTCTCAGGATTCTCCGGCACAGCTGGAAGCTCATCCACCAATGTCGCGGATTCCGACATTCGATCTGCTATTTCCCAACTTGAATCCAACGGAGTCGATACTACATCTGATGTAGCATTCTTCTTCCACCCGGCAGTTTTCTGGAAACAAATTCAGGCCATTGATAAGTTTTCATTGGCTGTGAACTCTCCGGTAAACGATCCGACAGCCAAGCGCCCGGCTGGTATGCTTTACGGCATCCCGGTTTACATCTCGAATAACATCCAGTATGTTTCGGGATCAACTGGTCGCTGGAACGCTCTCGCTCACAAAGATGCTTTGCATTTTGCAACTTCACCTTTGGGACAAGGCGGTTCAATGGCTAAAACTGATGCAGGCGGAACAACCATGACAGGTCAGTATGGTGTTCGTGTCCAGTCTCACTACATTCCTGACTACCTCAGCACTCTAACGACTGCTGACTTGCTCTACGGAACGATTGAGAACCGCGACAACGCTGGTGTCGGTATCCTTTCCCCTGTTTAATAATTAGCCTGCTCCAGTCTTTGACGGAGTAGTTTAAAAGTAATTATCCCTTCGGCACGGAGTCCAGACCCCGATGCCGAATGGTCTGGAGACAATTATATGGGCGGAGTTATCATTGCACCGAATCTCAGGAAAGAAAAAACCTTCATCGATGAAAACGGAAATGAGGTCGTGCCTTATACCAAACAAGTTCTCAAAAGAAACGAGCCGGAATATAAACCTAGTCCGGAAGAAGTGGCTGGCAAAATAGAAGCCAAGAAGAAAGCCGGCCGGCCATCAAAAAAGGTTGAGCAGCCATCTGGTGCGAAACCAAAAAATCCGCTTGCAGAAATGATAAAAAAGCAAGTCCAAAAAGCCGTTGCTGATTCAATGGCCGATCTTAATATTGGCGAAATGGTGCAGGAAGCAATCGCCGAAGCTTTTGAGGGCGAAGATGAGTAGTTATAAAGTTGTGGCCATAGATTTTGACCATACTATTCACGACACAGCCCATCCGAAAGAAGGCCGCCGCATGGGAGAGCCATTGCCCGGTGTGGCTGAAGCTCTTAGCAAATTTAAAGAGTATGGATATAGAATCGTCATCCATACAGTTTGGAGTGGCGAAGAGCGCCACAAAGCTATTGGAGATTGGTTTGCTTTTTACAATCTTCCTTATGATGAAATCACAAACATCAAACCAAAGGCCGATGCTTACATTGATGATAAAGCCATTCGCTTTGAAGGCGACTGGTCGAAAGTTTTAGCACATGAAAGTCTATTACACAAATAGTTTTCTCGAAGCGTGTTATTATGTGCGCTGTCTCGTTCCGATGGTAGTAGGCGGTTGGGACGGCGATCGCACTTCCCTTTATGGTCAGCGCATCATGCCCGGCTTGCAAGCCAAAGCGGTGCTGGATGCTGACATCGTGGTATTCCATCGGCCGAATGATGATCGGTCTTTTGAAATCGCTCGGATGCTCAAGTTGCAAGGCAAAAAAATTGTCATGGACAATGATGATACTTATAAAGGCGTTGAAACTCATAAGATGGCCTTGAAGTTGAAAAAAGTGGATGCCAATTTGGATAAGTTCGTGCGAGAGATGGCTGATATGGTTACTTGCTCAACCGAATTTTTAGCGGAAGAATATCGGAAGATCAATCCGAATGTTGTGGTCTTGAAAAACTGCATTGATCCGGATGATTGGCCGGAAGAGCCGCAGCGGAATGAATCCGGCAAAGTTCGCATCGGATTGGTCGGATCAGTCGGATTGAATAACGACTATAAGAGTCTTGCTCCAATCCTTGAACATCTTTGCGCTCGCCCGGATGTGCAGGTCGTGCTTTTTTCCGTGCCGCCAAAAAATGAAGATACAAAGAAAATCGTCCAAAAACTTTATCGCAAGGAGTATCAGTTTTGGGAGCAATTCCCAAATATTGAATGGCAGCCGTTTGTGCCGGTGGCAAATTATATTTCAACTTTGGATGATTTGAAGCTGGACTTGATGCTGATTCCGCGCTCGGATGATTATTTCAATCGCTGCAAATCCAATATCAAATTCTTGGAATCTTCAATGCTGGAAGTGCCGGTCATCGCGCAGGGTTTTGAAGACGGCCAATCGCCATATCAGCAGAACCCGGAAGATGCCAAGCACATGGTCATTGTTACTGACAATTCCAAATGGCTTGAAGAAATTGACAGGCTGATTGCCAATCCGGAGCTTCGCCGCAAGATAGGGAAAGAAGCTAAAGAATATGTCTTGGAAAATTACGACATCCATAAAAACATTCATCTTTGGGAGGAAGCCTATGAGTCTCTATCCAAAAAAAACTCCTAGATGGGTTTATACCTATGGCGTTTACGACCTGTTCCATGTGGGGCATCTGAACTCATTGAAGCAGGCTAAGAAGCAGGGAGATATTTTAGTAGTCGGAGTTTTTACGACTCACACCGCCATGAAATTCAAGCGCCGACCAATCATTCCTTTTGAACAGCGTATGGAGATTATCCGCAATATCAGGTTTGTGGATGAAGTTCGGCCTCTGAATAATTTGATTCCTGACAAATGGGATTATGTTGGATGCAATGTTATAGCCAAAGGGCCGGGAGCGAAGTTCGAGGATTTGGAATTTGATAATATCGAAAAAGTCTTGCTTGAATACACCGAAGGAGTTTCCACTTCCGAAATAATTGAGAAAATAAAAAATCTATGAATACCGATTATAAAACCGAGTTCAATCCGATTGAGGGCTGGATGGTTGATAGCCAGCTGAAATTCCTTTCCGAGTTGGCCAGTCGGCCGGATATTAAAACTGTGCTTGAGATGGGTTGCTGGAAAGGCCGCCTGACTTGGCAGCTTTGTAAAACTGGCAAGGACATTTTTGCTGTTGATACTTTCAAGGGATCGCCGGGAGAAATTTCTCTGGATATGGCCAAAGAGCAGGACATCTTGAAAATCTTTCAGGAAAATACCAAAGAGTTTAAAAACCTCATGACTATTCAGGGCGATAGTCTCAAAGCTGCTGCCCGGTTTGATGATAAAGGCTTAGATATGGTCTTCATTGATGGCACGCACACTTATGATGCGGTCAAGGCCGACATTGAAGCTTGGCTACCAAAGACCAAAGTAATTATTGCCGGGCATGACTATTATTGGCCGGGAGTCAAAGAAGCAGTTGCAGAGAAGCTTGGAGATGTAAAACTTTTTGAGACAATTTGGTGGAAGGAACTGGCATGATTATCGTCTCTAATCATCTTTTAAGGCATAAGGAAATCGAAGTCGCTGACTACTTGGTTGTCCGGTTGAATTTAGCTTGGGTAAAAAATAAGGAAGAAGCATATAGGATTTTAGACAGCATCGAGCAGGATATTTATTTGGATTATCCTCAAGGCCGCAGCAAGCCCCCAGCACCGACCATCACTTTGGATGAAGCTTTAGAATTGGCCAAGCATGGGAATGTGAAATATTTTGGCGTTTCAAATGTAGAAGACCCTTTCGAAATAGCCAAGATCGTAAAACAGTTGCCGGAGAATGTTGGAATCATCCCGAAGATTGAGACAGTTAAGGGTATCCGTAATATGCGCGACATTCAAACTTATAGCCATGCGCGCTACATGATGCTCGACAAAGAAGACCTCTACATCGATGCCGGCATGAGGAACGATGTATTTGAATTGCTGGTGGAAGCTGCACGCAATATCGCATCTGAAAATAACATTAACCTGCTGGAATTGCAGGGAGTGGTATTTTCCGATGAATAGGCTGACTTTTGACGATGGCAACACTTCTGATCTTTGGGCGGCTTATATTCTTGATAAGTTTAATTTGCAGGGAATTTTCTTTCTCAACGATAAGCCGGACATCGAATATCAAGTTGAAGCATTGCTTAAATACGATCAGATTGTCGGCAACCACACGGCTCACCATACTAATCTCAAAGGTTTGACTGACCAGCAAATAGCCGAAACTATTTTGCCATTCAATGAGAAGTTGAAGCGCTTAGGTGCGACAGGTGATTATTTTTCTTATCCAGAATCGGCCGGCGAATATTCCATCAAGTCGATTCATGACAACTTCAAATATATCTATCGCGGCTATTCTACTATCCAACCTGAAATATTACAGGGAGAAATTACGCGTATAGCAATTACAGATTGGGTAAAGAGTAAGAAAGTATCAGTAGATCAAATGATTGCTTTTAATCGGCCACTCCAACTGCATGGCATCGAAACCGGCAACTGGTTTGACTTAACGAGAGAGGAGTTCTTGGAACTATGTCAAAAGCTCAGTCAATAGAAAATTTGCGAGAAGCCAAGCAAATCTTGGACGAATTGGATTTGCCGTTTTTCCTCTGCCTCGGCACAGCATTGGGCGCTTACCGCGACCATGATTTTTGCGAGGGTGATGAAGGAGACATCGATTTGGGTCTGCATAAGGATTACTACATCTTTGCGGAAGACATTAAGGAATTATTTTTCAAAGGTGGCTTCGTCTTGCGCGGACAATATGAACATCCGCTGAACATCGCCCCGGAACTGTCGTTTACCCGGAATGATTGCCATGTCGATATTTTCTTTTTCACACCGATTGAAGATATGTTCGCTTGGACTTTTTATTCTGAACCGCCGCAAGTCCGGATGATCGACAACTTTTTCGAAAAGTTCGATGACATCGAGTTTTTTGGGATGCAATTTAAAGTTCCATCGCCGATTGAAAGCTATCTCGAAGCCAACTACGGCGATTGGAAAACGCCTATTGCCAGCAAAGACTGGTCATGGGCAGAGGACAACGAATGCCCAATTCTTTATCAGAAGTAACAATTCTTATCAAGACTTTTGAGCGCCAAGATGCCTGCCGCCGCTTGATTGCCTCCATCCGGGATGTTTACCCTGACATTAAGGTTTTAGTGGTGGATGACAGCCCTAGCCAAATCATCGGTTATGCCGGCGTGCATACTTATTATTCGCCAATTCCGGACATCGGCGCTTCCAAAGGTCGTAATATCGGGGTTGATAAGATTTTAACCAAATATACCCTGATTCTCGATGATGATTGCGTGTTCGTGCCGGTTTATACCGATTTGGAATTAGCGGTTGAGTTGATTGAAAAAAGTGATGTTGATATTTTGGGTTTGGCTGGCGTGGAATATAATGTCAATTTTGACATCAAGCCTGAAAATGACGGTGCAATCGTTCGGTATAATTCGATTCCGCAAACAACTCGACAAGTGGAAGGTCATGATGCTATCCGGCTTTATGACATGGTGGCGCAAATTATGCTTTGCAAGACCGATGTGCTGAAAAAGTATAAATGGGATGAGAGCCTGAAGACTGGCGAGCATTTTGCTTATTTTTATAAGCATCTTGGTAAAATAAAGGTAGGCTATACCGATGAGGTCGGAGTTGAGCATCTCCATGTGGGTAATCCGACTTATGACAAATACCGCGCGCGAGGCGTGGATTATGTAAAGCAATTTATGCGGAAAGCTGGGATCAAAACCCGGATTGACCTCTCAGGAGAAGTCATCAATGCTTAGAACTACCATTGTCATACCTTGTTTTAACTACGCCAAATATCTGCCGGAGACGATCGAATCGGTTAAAAATCAGACCGAGAAATGCCAAATTATCGTGGTGGACGATGCTTCGACCGATAATACCTATGAAGTGGCGCAAAAGTATAAAGTGGCCATCATACGGCATAATAAGAATCGTGGGCTGGCAGCGGCAAGGAACTCCGGAATCCGGTATGCCGATACTGAATGGGTCTTTCCGCTGGATGCCGATGACTTGCTGGTTGAAACTTGTATTGAAAAGCTCCATGAAGAGCAGGAATTGACTAAGGCCGACATCCTCTCACCCGGCCTCCAAGAGTTTGGGGAGCGAACCAATTACCAATTTCCGGGTGAAGAGCTGACTTTGGAGGGTTTCAAGAAAGCCAATCAAATTCATGCCTCGGCTTTATTTCGGAAAGATATGTGGATTACGCTTGAAGGCTACGATGAGTCGATGCGCGAAGGTTATGAAGATTGGGACTTCTGGCTAAGGGCGCTGAAAAAAGGTTATAAGGTTGCAACCTTCGATGAACCGCTGTTTTTCTACCGGATTCATGCGGATTCGATGGTAAATCAGACTAAATTGAAGCATGAGCAAATAAAGGTCGGAATGCTGAAGAAATTAGGATTAGACAATTAAAATTAAGCAATTTATAATATATATGAAAACACGAGAATTGGTCTTAAAAGATGATCGTTTGACCAAAATGATGGTCGAAAAAGCTGAAATGATCGAACTTGGTCGCCAAGAAAGCCAATCCATCACCGAACTAGAACATAAAATGGCCGAACTTGACAAGGAAATCCAAGAAATCGAGAAATCAGTCGATCTATCAGATTTAGATGCCGAAGCAAAGGCTATTACAGCTGAAATGAATGCAGTTATAGCCAAAATGCAGGCAACTAAAGACAAGGTAGTGGCTAGGATGAATGAAATCGTCCCTCAAGCCAAAAAAGACGAATACGCCGGTCTTGAGAAACAGAAAGAAGAACACGAAAAAAAGAGAAATAAGTGGGCATTAAAAGCGCAAAAATGGAAAGATAAAATCATCCCACGCGCGCAGAGCTTGGCTAAGCCACTCTTGCAGGGCGATTACGAAGACATCGAAAATTTGAGGCTTGAAAACGGAGAAGTTCTAGTCGATGTTTACGATCACCAGCTTGAATGGCAGGAAAAGTTCCGACAGAAAAATAAAAAATAAAACCTATGCAATTCAGCGATACTTCCAATCTAACTGGCTTAATCCAAGAATGCGAAAGGATTTCTCAGTTAGGTGTCGCCGGAATCTCCGGCTCTACAAACTTGCTTAAAGCTTTTACTGCCCGGATAAATGCAGCCTTAGACCGCTTCGTGTCTTTGGCTCTTTTATATGATGGCGACTGGCAATGGGACGATTCAGGAAGCTCAACTTTACCGATCGCAACTACTGACATCGTTTCCGGCCAGTATGATTATCAGTTTGCTTCAGAACTCCTGACCATTGAAAAACTATTTTTGGCCGATTCTTCGGGAAATTTCCAAGAATTATTGCCGATTGATGGAAGCGAGCGTGATGCTAATAACATCTTTATGCAGCCATCAGGTAATAGCGGCGTGCCTTTCCGGTATGATGTGCTGGGAAATTCTATTTTGCTTGATCCAGTCCCGAATTATAACTATACCGCCGGTTTGAAGGTCGTATTTCGCCGGAATGCCACAAA